CCATCCCCTTGCCACGCAAGCAGGACGCGGGAGCGGAAGTCCTCCTCTTCCTCAAGATCAGCTCCACCACCAAACGCTGAAGACACCTGCCCCACTGTCTGGATACCAGGGACAGGGCTGGATAATGTTGCAAGGCTGCCTGATGGCAGGTTGCCAGCACTTCCTGTTACGCTGCATGTGGCAGGGGCCGTGGCAACACTATTGGTGGTTGTGCTGTCCGCCGTTGTTGTGGCTGTTAAGCCACCAGCCAGCGCAATACTGGTGCCAGCCGGAATAGTACCGTCCCCCGTAACATCGAAAGAAACGCTACCAGAAGCCGCAGATGCTGCCTTGCGGGTCACGCCTTTTAGCGCCCCCCAGCTTTCCAGATATTCATCCGTTGCAGTCCAGGGGACCGCCTGTTGGGATATCCAGTCCAGATAGGCGTAATGGAGGTAGGACAGACCCGCCAGCGCGTAACAAAGAACACTGAGAACAGAAAAGCGCAGCACGGCGGAAACACCGGATATTCCACCGTCCAGAACATCCTGCAGTGCTTGCTGCCGCAGGTCGGTCAGGGTCGGTCTTGCGTATGGCATTACAGCCCTTTCCATGCCCAAGAGAATAGAAATACCTGTGGAGCGACCTGTCCGGGCTCCTCCACAGTCACGCGGAATTCTACCGCCTGCCTGTTGGTGGCACTCCATTGCGCGGCAACCACCACGCTCTGGGCCACACCATCATCCACCAGCCATTGCAGCGCTTCCTGACATATGGCCTCGACCTCGCGCGGGACGCTGGACTGCCCGGCCTTTATGGCGCGCTCCATCTGCCACAGCCGCGAGCCTATGGGGCTGTCTGCCCAGGCATCGGCCCACCAGCCACGGCGGTTGTTTGTGCGGGTTCCAGAAGCGCCTGCAGCGGGAGAAATGCCAACAGCGCCGTCGAGTGTGGTTATGGTGTCCGGTGCCACCCTGTCCGAAAACAGGCTAACCATAACGGCGGAGGCCAGAGCGCTACCAAGCAGTAGGTCACCACCGCTGATAATCCACTCCCCTTCGCCGCGTGCGACATTCCACGAAAGAGCAATATCCATTTTATTCTGGTGCCCCTGTTGTACCTGGCGCGGCCTGCACGGAATGCTCGTGGTTGGTCAGGCTGATCTTGCCGGCCAGCACATCCCCCTTTGCCGAAATATTCCCAGTGCTCGTTATGGGGCAGCTAAAGGTCGCCTCAGACGCAGTGACATTGAGGGGGCCTGATGTGGAGATGGAAATGCTACCATCCGCCTTGAGCCACACCCGAGCACCCGTTGTGACGTGGTAGAGGCATGCATCACCCGGTTGCAGGTCCCGGGGGTAAGACCGTTGGTCCCCAGTCGCCACAGCAACACCGCGCGACCGGTCCCCCGCCTGGAACAGCACTACGACATCAGACCCCGGGAGAGGGCGGCTGTAGAAGCCAACTTGCTGGAGCAAAGGCACATCACTGCGGAGTTCTCCGCCAGCAAGTGCCGCCTGCACAGTGTGAGTAGAAGCTTTCTCATCCGTATTGGCCGTCAGACGGCCCAACCCCAGCGCCATGGATACGCGCCTGCCCAATCGACTGAATGCGTTGGACATCATGTATTCCTTATTGCGGCCGCCACACCTTCGTTCTGGGCCAGAGGAAGCACCAGAGGTTGTGGCTTGAAAGCCTGAGGGGGCATCAAAACAAGATTGGCGTGGGTGCCCCCTTCACCTTGCACAAACTCAATTTCGGCTATCAGAAGATCCTTCTTGAAGCCTGTCTGGGGACGTGAAACCGTACAGATCGTGTTGGGTTGCCAGAGGTCTCCGTTGCTATCCCGCCAGCTATCGCTGGTTATTTCCACAACCTGTGATCGACCATACCGGCGCGCGACCTCCCACTGCACTCGCTGGCGAGCCACAGCGTAATCTGCATCCCCCGTTTCAACCGGAATGAGCAGTGTGCGCGGTCGCTTTACCCCGCTATCATTAGCAGATGCCTGTACAGGAGCAGTCTGTGCCTGCATCTGCTGTGTCTGCTTGTTACCGTCATCGGGTGGAGTAAACAGCACCGCCATATTCTGGATAATGGCCTGCACATTACTGTAACGGCCACTGAGCGAGCGAAGGACGGACATGCGCTCGATATTTTGCCCCATCGTCAGGCAACCAACATTTTTGGTGCCCAGAGGGGTCAGCACGATGCTGCCATCTGGCTGGTCGTAAAACAGGCACCCTGCCAGACGGGTAGCACGCTCGATGACCTCATACGCAGTTTCGGTCAAAATAACAGAGAACTGCTGGATATTGGTTTCCCCTGCCCCGCCAATGGACCTGACCTGTATGCCCGCCTGCTGGCAGACCTGCTGGGCAATACCCAGAACGGTCGTGTTGTTCATCTGATAGGTGGAGAACAGAGCCGAGCACTCTACCGCATCAACCGATTTGGATGTGGCGACAATCCGTAAGGAATGCTCTTCCGGTCCGATATCCTCGGCAATGCTCTGGACATAACCGGTTAAGACCTGATCCTTGCCGATAAGGATGCTGCAGGCATCCCCTTCGTTGATAGAAATAGTGCTCCCACCCGATGTCGTTGGTTGCCAACTAGACGTTTCCAGCATGGCCGCCCAGGGCATGATTTCCAGCCCGATGCGAATGGAAACCCGCTCCCAGCCGGTAATGGTGTATTTGCCAATCCTGATTGTGGCACCCTGAGCAGTCGTCCCGTCATACCCCAGAGCAGAAGAAACACCGCTAAGAAGGCCCATGGGAAACTCCGTAAGATCAGGAAGACAAAGCCTGAAAGCTGGCAGGCATGAAGGCCGGATGGATAGGGTTGGCCCTGCCGATCAGATCATCCGATCGGGAGCCATCGGCATAAAGCTGTTGCGCCAGCACAAGGGCGGGCACAGGCCCGTTGCGGGTAACGGTAATCTGGTCAGGTAACCGGCTGGCCTGATCGGCCAGAAAGGTGGTCAGGGACGAACGAAGATCCCGTAACGCCCGCCAGATATCCGTGTAGCCCTCATCCGCCGCTTCGGTAGCTGCCGTATACATTTGCGTGGCAACCAGCTTACGGAGTGCTTCTGCCTGATCGGATGATGTTGGGTTCCAGTCCGCACAGGCCAGAGCAATGGATGCCAGAGCCATCTGCTGGCACATTGCCGCCGTGGCGGATCGGGCCGTTGCAATGGCGGCTCCAATGGGAGCCAGTGTCGCGCCCGCGTCCACTTTGAATGTGGCAAGGGCAAGCAGCGCTGCCAGTTGTGCTCCGGGGTCTGCTAAAGACGTGCGTACCAGTTCCGCCACGTTGAGCGCGGCACTGGATAAAGCATCCGCCGAGCCACCTGCCCCCAGATCCGCCACAGCACTTTCCATGGCCATGCGCGACGTTGTCAGATCAGCCAGAACGGTTGACACCGTGGCTGTATTGTCGACCACAGCGGCATTGCCTGAAGCATATCGGCCATTATTTCCGGGCAGAATACTTGTGGCTGAGACCATAGCTCGGGGTGAGCGGATAGCCTGATGCGCAAGCTCTCCCCAGCCTGTGGCTACGGCCTGAGCTGCGGTAACAACCGGCTGGCCGACAGCCAAGGCTGCTGTTGCCGTTTTGGCATAACTGCTGGCTGAAACCGCCTGAACAATAATCGCGGCCGCCGCCGCAGCAGCATCAAGAGCAATCTTGATTGTGCTGCCCAGCAGATCCTTCTGCTCGAGGAAATCGAACGAAACATCAATCCGGCCCGTAATGCCGTCTGGCTCGCCCCATGAAAAATTCATGCACGAGGCTTTGATAACCCCGATGGTCGGGTGGATTAAAAGACCCGGTCCTGCTGTTTCTGCCGCCTTGACCAAAAGGTCTCGCTGCACAGCAGCTGTTGCACCGAAAACAAAGCCATGGATGTGGTAAACTCGGCCCCGTTTGCCCAGATCCTCAACATAGACCCCGTCCCTGTAGGGATACTGGTGCACAGCCTGCTTGCGCCCTGTCTCGCCCCCACTACCCAGCACGGCAAATGGCACCGCGCGGAATGAGCACTGGAGATATTCCAGCGCTGTGTTGATGAGTGAACCGGACATGTGTCAGTTGCCTAGAGCGGTATTGGTTGGATCCATCGCCCGTTGTTGCGAGATGGACGCCACCTTCAGGTTGGAACTGGCTGAGGTGACTTTGACCGAAGACCCGGGCGGGGCATTGTCATGGCTGATCTCAACCCGCAGTCGAGAAGTTGTGCCATCAAGACCACCGCCAGCGTCCTGCTTGGGCGGCGTGGGCATCTGGGCTGGTGGAGCTGAGAGAGCGTTATACCAATCCGTGCCCATTCCTGCCCGGTTGCTCATCTCGCGCAGTTGGTCCGCCTGAGTCCGGCCCGGACGGAAATAATTCACAGACGCCAATGCCGCAGCCTGTGATGCTGTTCTGGCATGACGGATTTCATCGCCCCCCAGATAACTCTGGTGGTCGAGTTCCCATTGCATGAACTTAAGCTGATCTTCCCGGCTTGAACCGTGAATATCGCGCCCCATAATGCGCTTGAAGTCGTCCTGTCTGTCCTTGTGCCACTGGGCGATCCCGTAAGCGGTTCCATTGTCCCCTACCTTACCCGGATCGAAGTCTCCATCCTCCTGCGCAAGGTTGGCCACCAACCCGGCAGCCTGAGCCGATGAGTAGCCATTGCGCATAAAAAACTGCTGCACGCCGCGAGCTGACTCTTTCGTCCCAGCCGAAGCCTGATCTATTGCGGCCTGTACTTGCTTCTGTTGTTCATATGATCGCCCCAGACCAAGGTAACTGGCAGCATTATCAATGGCAGAAGCGCCAGGTATGGTTTTATCAATCCATGCCCCAAGGCTATCATTGGGGTCATATTTTTTCAGTGCTTCATCAGCAACATATGCACCGCCACCAGCGAGGACACCCGCAAGACCGCCCTTAAGCCCAATGATGGTTTTCATAGCCCCGACAACGCCTAGAAGGGCCGTTGTGACACTCAAAATACCCGTGAGAACGGGAGCACCCCAAATTACGGCCAAAGCAATAGCCGCATCCTTGGCTGCACTTTCCCAACCTCCCAGCCTGTCAACTACAGATGAAATTGTCTGAAGCACCCCGGAAATTTTGCCTTTAATTTCATCCCAACCACCATTTTTAAGCCAGTTGACCAGCTGCCTCACGTACCCAGCAATATCCTGAGAAATCCACTGGCGGTTTGCAGCGATCCACTCGGCCATCTGCTGGAGCACGGGAGTAATTGCGGGCTCAACAGCCTCGGCCACACTGTAGCCAAACCCCTCGACCGCCAATGAAAGCTGCCGCTGGGAATTCTGCATCCGGGCGGCGGCATCTGCCCCCTTCTGATTCATCACCCCGTACCGCTCAGCAAGGCGGATGTTTTGCTGATATTCCTGTGCCGTCTGCTGGAACACAGGCAACAAGCCCTGTCCGGCTTCCCCAAACAGCTTGAGGGCAGCAATGCTCTGGGCCGCAGGGTCCTTGATGCCACGGATCTTGTTGGCAATCCGATCAAACAGTTGCTCTGGAGAGAGCTTCTTCAGCTCCTCCATGGAAATCCCAAGAGCCTGAAACTGCGCCGCAGCCTCCGGGGCAAAGCCATTTACGGCTTCCCACTTCTGGGTGGAAAGCTGGCCCAATGCGCCTGACATGGCATCAGCAGAGCCACCAGACAGACGAGCAGCATTGCGCAGGGCCATAAGTCGGCCGGGGGCCATACCCATGCTGCGTGCAGAGGTGCGCAGGTTAGTGCCAACCTGCGCCCAGGCACTGGCCAGTTTATACACCCCGGCAATAGAGGCGGCCCCAGTCAGCGTTCCCATTTCCGGCACCAGCCGACCGACTGAGCGGAAAGTGTTCAGGGTCGCGCGGGATAAATCCTGCATCCCCTTGCGCAGCCCGCTTACACCTGAAACCGAAAAGAAACGAGAGAGGGAGCGGGAAGCATTCCTGAGCGGTGCCTGTATTGAAGCGATGCGGTTGTTGAATGCATCCAGCTTTTTACTGGCCCGGTCTGTCGCATCCAGAACAATGCTAACGGTTGCGCCCATTTTTTGCCTCTTTGCGCTGCCGTTCAGCGATACGGTTAGCCTGCCCGACCCAATGCACCAGCATCTGGCCATTCAGGCCTTCTGCTTCCGTCAGGGACATGCCGGAAAAATAGGCCATCAGATCGGCTGGGAGGGATTCCCAGTTTGACGGCCAGTCATAAAAAAACCGGTAAGATAGTCTGCCGCTGTAGCAAACTTGCTGATCGGCATTTTCAGCACAGCGGCCATTGGCCAGTGACTGATAGCACTGACAAGATTAATCTCGGCCTGAAGGAAGTCGGCAAAACTGCCGCGCGATTCCGTTGCCTTGTACTTGCGCCGTTCAGAAACAACTGGTTCGCGCAGTGTCATTTCTGAAAACGATTGATTAACGGCCTCAATTGGCGGAGAGAACAGCAGGATCAGGCTTTCCGGGCATTCAGGCTCTTCATCCGGTTTGCGCCGCACATTTTCCTCAAAAGCAGAAGCGTAGGCCACGGCTTTATCCAAAATGCGTGTTGGTAGCTGATCTACCGCAAGCTTGGGCCAGCCTGAAATACGACAAACCATATCGATCTGGCTGTCATAAATGCTTTCGATGCTCGGCTTTTTGCCAATGACCTTGGCAGACTGCAAGCAGTGGAAAACCGTAGGCTCACGCAGGCGCAGCTCCTTCCATTCAGCACCATCCTTGGTTGTGATGGTGTTGTCCGGGTAGAATACGCCGTCCTCAACCTGTTCGGAATCATCCTGCTCAGCCACGGCTCCCAAAACCTCAGCATCAGTCAGAGCGCTCACGATGCGGTATCCTCCGTAACGGTGTCGCTTTCGACCTTCAGCTCGAAGGTGCCTTCCTGCGTGTTGACGTTGATCTGTTCAACCTGCCAGCCATTCACGCAGGTAATCACCTTACCGTTGGCCAGAACAGCGATGATTTCCAAACCGGATGCGCCCTGAAAGTCGGATACCTTGCGGTCGCGCCGGTCACGCAATGTGACCTGAATAAAGCCCTGCCCGGGCATGGACTGAAACCCCTCGACCATGGACTGGCCCTTGAGGGTTTCGTTTACATCCCCGGAAGGCTGCCACTGCAGTTCCCCGACCACATTCCATGCCTCACCATTGATCGTAAGGGAGGCAGACCCCGCGAGGGGGCCACGATAAACACTCATGGTTTCTTTCTATCCCTTAAGACTTGGTGAAGCGGATATCCGCCGCCAGAACCCAGAGCTGGTTGGCAAAGTCGTACGGCAATTGCAGCATGACCTGCCCGCCCCCGGCATTCTCCCAGACAATCTTGGATGCGAACGTATCCGGGTTCTGGACCCAGAGCTGTGTTGCCTGCCAGCGGTAACGGGCAACGGCGGATGCCGCGATCAGCTGGGCCGTGGTTGCCTGTGCGCCTGCCGGGATCTTGGTCCCATCCACTACAAGGATGTAGCGGCCATACAGGGATGCAAGATATGTCCGCATGTCCTGCATGCAGACCTGAGCGGTCAGCAGCGTTTCAATGTCCAGATAGCTGTCGTCAGGCACGCCTGAGGCGTTTTCCTGATAGGTGGTCACCAGCCGTTCGGTCAGGACCGTTCCGCTATCATCCACCGTAAAGGTGGCCAGACCATCGTGGAGGAAGCTATTGCGCTCATCAAAGGCAAAGCGCCCTGCATCCGTGGGAGGCATGACAGTCAGCGCCAGACCACGCACAGGCAATGCGGGATTTTCGCGCATGGAAACGGCAGTAACAGCGGTCAGCTGCGCTGCCCATGACATGGGGGACGATGGACTATCCGATATGGGCATAACGGTCCCGTGCGGGTCGTTCTGCGCCAGACCAAACGTGGTGGCCTCACCATAGGTGCCACGAAGGGCGGTGATGTGGTGCCCATAGAGTTGCTCCATGGGTGACCAGCGGCCAATGCTGTTATCGAACAGGTCCTTGAACGCTGTCAGGCTGGCCGTGTCGGTATAAGGGTGGGCCACCAGATCATAAACACGGGTGCCCATGCTGGCCAGAGCCGTAGCAAGGCTGGTGGGGTTTTGTGTTCCGCCAGACGGCTGGGCGATGGTCACGCTCAAACCGGACGGAATGCTCTGCCCGCCAGCGGTCCCCAGCAGGGAGACGCCAAGCTGGATACCATTGCCAGCCAGCCCTTTGTTCAGGGCTGTCACCGTGACAACACCTGCATCTGCCGTCACACTGACTGGCAGCCCTGTCACACCCTTGGCCGCGATCACCACATTGGCTGCCACAGCTGCCGCTGTATCTCCCACTGACACGCCCACCGGCACAAGCTGGTCGGCAACATACAGCGCCAGAGTGCCTGCCGCTGTAGCTGTGCCCGCCAGCGTAAAACTCCCCACGGCGGGCTGGGAGGCCGCATCGTCCAGAAGAGGCAGGACCCAGACTTCGCCCGAGCTATCAATCGTCCGGTAATCACGGACCATGATATGGCACTGGGAGCCCTCACCGTATTTGGCAATGGCGTCACTGACCCCGCCCGAAATTGCCACAACCCCGGGCGTGCCTGTGCCGGTGGCCAGCATTTGCCCAATCAGCAGAATGCGCCGGGCGGCACTGGCGGTATTGGCGCCGGTGTTGTCCAGAGCCAGATAAAAGCCAGGCACTCGGTTGCTGGTCGAATACCCCGGAACCATGATGCTGCTCATGCGGCGGTTCCTTTTGGCTCAATTGTGGCAGACTGTGCTGTGGCCGTGGACGGCACTACTGGAGAAGCTTTCTGCACATCACCACACGCCAGAGCGCGCAGCCAGAAAGCCGTGGACGGCACTTCGGCCCCCTGTTCAGACAGAAGACGCAAGGATGCCGGCCACCGGACCGTGCGGCCCGGAGCTGGTTTTACAAACATTTGAGATTAGTTCTCCTGAGGGAACGTCTGGGAGAAACCCGCCTGAATGGTGCCAGTCATTGCACCTGAAATACCAGTAAGCTGCCCTAGCTCCGTGACTGGATATTCCTGCGTATATTCCATGCCGAATGTCAGGCGGACCGCGCCAATTATATCTGCAGCCTCTGCCGATACCTGCTGTTCCGTCTCAATGCTCGACACCTGCTGAACCATTCCCATGATGTCCTGGCTGCACATGATCGACATCTCGATATCTTCAGCAATACGATCCAGAAGAGCTTGCACCGTAGCCGGGCTCTGTGCCGTTACCCGCGCCACAACTTCCAACTGAACAACTCGTGTAAAATCCGGGGCATGTCGGCCATTACTGGCAGCGCTTTCTGACGGCACTGTCACAAAAACTATGGGCAGTTCACCGATTTCAGTCGGATATGGCGTACTGGTCAGCACATTATCCTGTGCATCAGTAGTCTGCCGGAGCAGACCAGCCACTTTGTCGCGCAGTTGATTGCGGTACAGGCTCATCTTCAGTATCGGCCCTGTTAAGCAGAACATCAGCTGCCCCGTGGCTGTCAGGCATGACCTCACGCACAATCCAGCGTTGATTGCGGATTATGGCGTGGTCTCCCTTGGCTGGAGCAGTGATGAATTGGGACAGCTGGACACCTATACGGGCATCCGAACTGACAACATGCGTTGGCGTAAGGCCATCGGTTATTTCGATATCCATGGGCTTCCAGCCATTATCGAAAATACCGCTTACCAGAACGGGGGAGGTGCTGGTCCCATGGAACCACTGCACGCTTTCCCCAAAGGCTGTCTGGCATGGCCCTAGAATCAGCGCGTCGAAATCCATAGGGCCATTCATGGCTCAGGACGGATTGGCTGGCGGAGCCTTCATGTCCGGAGCCGGACGAAGGCTTGCAGCCGCCAGAGGATCAATCGCACCCTTCTCTCCAGCGACTGCGGCCCGTGCTATGCCACGTTTAATCCAGAATTCGGCACGGCCAGCAGGAACCTTGAGAAGCGACCCAACCGGGTGTGGAAGCTTGCCGACCTGTTCGTAAATCGGACGAAGGGAGATAACACTTACTGTTTCTTCAGCCATTGATCAGGTTCCCGTTGGAGCAGAGACAGAGGCACCAGCCTCCATCACGGTTGCGCAGAAAGAGGAATTCACCCGCGAAGGAATGACGATAGGCGCAGACTGCATAAGCAGATTAATGGTCGCAGGATTTTCCTTGTACCAAAGCTTGGGCGCATAGGCCAAAGCCCCATAGGCAAATGCCGGATCAAGGATCATGCCGAAGCCACGCGTGCCTTCCAGATCAGGCCCGGTCATAATAACAGTACCATCCGGAATCATGGGTGCTTCAAGCCCCGTATCAGGATCAATGTACCAGTCATTATAGAGCCAAAGCCGGAACTGCCCCCAGCGGCCCATAAGGATGGCGCCAGCCTGCATGCGGCCACCCAGTTCCACATCAGAACCACCAACCTTGCCCGGCCAGATAATGGCATTCAGGACCTTGATGTCATTTTTGAATGCATTCCACGCGGAGTTGGTGAAAATAATATCCAGAGGAGCAGAACCGGACTTCTGCAATACAAGTGCTGCCCAATCCGTAAGATAGTCAGAAGGATAGACACCAGCCTGACCCCATTGCGCTGCGCCGGTAAGTGCCACGGTAAGGGCCGCATCACGCCGGAAATCGACCACCTGCGTGGGATAACCTTCGCCCTTGATGGTAACTGTTCCTTTGGTCAGAGCACTTGCCGCCATCCACTCCAGACGGCGGTTGATCATATCAATCTGATCCGCCATTTCCCATGCAAGGTTGGCTTCCAGCCTTTCCGCCGGACTCATCCCCCCCATCAGCCGTTCGCCCATATTGCGGCGTACGGGCTTGAGCAGATCCGGGTTGCGCCAGTCCTTGATGTAGGCAGGCTTGAACAGGTTGGTTTCCCACTGGCGGCTTTCAACCAACTTCCCCTCGACCAGAGGAGAGATAAAAGGGGCCATACGACGCAGACCAACGTCCACATCAATGGCGACTTCCGGCACGTCTGCCTCGACCATATTGGGGAAAAAACTGTCGAGCAGGAAGGTTTGCGCGAGCTTGAGGTTACGCACAAAATAAACCAGCTCGGCTGTATCAAAAGCGCCAAGCATCGGCAGGAGCGCCTGATTGACGCCCGCAGCTCCGGTTGTTCCGGACATTCAGAATTTCCTTTAGGAAAGCGCCATCAAACGATGGCGTTGGAGAGACCCGTTTTGATGAAGATGCTGTAAGGCCGCAGTGCAGCTTTAAGTGCATCCAAGGTCCAACTGGCATCGAACGTCATGTAGTTCGAGTTGAACTCGCCCATCTGATAGATTCCCCCCTGCGCATCAGCTGCAGACGCATCCACAGTGTCCACAACAATACCGCATGGAACCTGAGAACCATCGGTCGCCGTAGCAACAGAGGGAATGTACTTGCCTGTCGCTGTAACGCGACCAACAACCTGACCACGGGAAAAAGCATTCCCCGAAGCGAAGGTCACCGTTTCAGTCACAAGCTTAAGGTTGCCCGCGATCAGCTGATCAGGGACAAAAAGAGCCTGCGTGGACTGGGGATAAAACCCGTAACTCATGCGCCTACTCCACGCCGTTTATTGGCAATTTTCGCCATGCGCGAACCCGTGCGTTCATCCGAGTTCCCCTGGGGCTGCGGAAGTGCGCCATGCCCTTCAACGCCCATTCGCCCCCGTAAGGCTGCGTAGCCGCTGCTCTGCGTAGTGGCGTTCTGCCCTTCCTGAGAGACAGGAGCTGTTGCCCTGAGTACCCGGATGGCTTCACTGCGGGGCAGGCGCGTGCCAAAGGCCAGTTCCGCAGCCGCGGCCGGATTGCGCCCTGCGGCCGCAGAGCGGAAGATGGCAGCGCAACGCCCGCGTTCGCGCATGCGGATGGCACGGGCTTTGGGGTCCTTGTCGTCATCTTCATCATCATCGTCGGTACCGTCGGGATCTTCACCCTCCCCGCCAGTCCCACCTTCCGCCTTTTTGGCTTTCTTGCCCTTCTTGCCTTTTTCGGCGTCGTCTTCGGGATTTTCTCCCCCTTCGCCCTCGCCCGTATCTTCACCTTCTCCAGAAGGGTTGGTCTTATCGTCTTCGGTATCGTCAGCTGCAGCCCGTACGCCACCGGCAAGGTGCGCAAAAGGGCTGATGGCGCGTTTAGCCATTATATTCGCTCCACATGTGATGAAAATTTAGAGATGCGCCAGAAGATCAGTAAAGGCGGCATCGCGGGACATGACAGCATCAGCGAGACCTGCCTCGACTGCCTTGTCCCCTCGGAACACCGTTGCCTCCATGGCCTGCACTGCATCGGCGGCAATGCCCCGGTTGCGCGCAACAGTGTTAAAAAAGAGCTTGCCCAGCGCGTCTATGTCCGTCTGGATCAGGCTGGAAGCTTCCTCCGTCAACGGCGTGGTCGGGTAACCATCCGTCTTGTGCACACCGGTCTGAAAGGTTGTCACCTTGATGCCGGATTCCGTCAGGGCCTGTGTTATGTCGGCATGAAGCCAGACAACACCTATGGACCCGACCTCTCCCGTTCTGGGCAGAACTATGGTCTGTGCCGCACAGGCCAGCGCATAGGCTGCTGAACAGGCCATTTCGTCCACAATAGCCACGACAGGTTTTTTAGAACGGGCATCATAGATCCGGTCTGCCGTGTCAAAGCATCCTGCAACCGTCCCCCCGGGGCTGTTGATATGCAGGACAATGGCCCGAATGGTTTCGTCAGCTGCCGCCAGATCAATGGCAGCACTGATGTCGTCATAAAATGTGACACCACCCCACCACCATCCATCCCCAGATCCAGGCAATAGGATGCCTTTGATAGCGATGATGGCAACACCGCTGACGTTGGTGGTAATCGCCTCTGCCCCCCAGCGCTCCTCCTGGCTGGCAGGGCCAAAAACCATCATATCATCAGCCCTATCTGCCAGCAGGGCGCGCACCATCTCCAACCTGTTCTTCTTCAGTGCGACGGGCGCATCCATCAGGTGCGAGGTCAGGCTAAACTGCTTCATGCGTCCTCTTTGGGGGGGATATACCCCGGATACTGGTTGCGGCTGCCCAGCCATTCAGGCTGTTCCAGCCCCCGGTCATCAAACGCTTTCTGCTCAACCTCACGTTGATCAAGCGTTTCTTCCCAGTCACGCCCTTCACTCTCGGCGCATTCGTCTTCCAGCGTCGAGATACCGCCCTGCATACCCAGAATGGCCCCTTCTCTTTCCGCCACAGGGTCAATCCATCCTCTGCCGGGGCCAAGCCAGCGGCAGCGGGCATAGGCATGACGTGCCGCCAAAAATGGTGGTGCATTCCGGGGGAGAGGCAGATCATCCGCTTCCATGATCTCTTCCAGAACGGCCATGCGAATGGGAGAAGCAAAACCTATGGAAAAATCATCACGCCTGCGCTTCAGCGTCTTCCATGCTTCCAGCAGCGCGCCGCGAGCAGACGAATAATTGACGTCTGACCAATCGTTACTGACCTGCATGGGAGCCATTCCAGCTCCACTGGCAACGTTGTTCAGGACAGCACGCTCAAACTCACGAAAATTGCCTGCAGGGCGAGCAGCGGAAACCGTATTGACCTTTTCGCCCGGGAAGAGAATTGGCAGGCGTGAGCCCTGCAGGGAAATGTTGCGCTGCTCATGGAAGGCAGCACGCCCTTCCTGATAAGCCCCGAGTGAATTATCCCCACCCTCCATCGCTTCGGCCGTCATGTCATGATCGTACGGGCTTTCGATGTAAGCTCCGAAGATCGCGTTGACGATGGCGGCATCCAGCTCGGTGCCATCATATTTTATGAGCATTTTCAGCCTTTGCAGCACCGGCGTAAGCATGCCGGTGCCCCCAATATGCTGACCACCACGATGATGCTCGAAGAAGTGCACGACCTGGGGGCGACCCCATGAGGTT